AATGGGCCTGTAGAAACAACGACTTAACTGACGCTGAGCTTGAGTTACTTATATATTTAGATTGTATAGATATGTTTACAATCGATGATTTTAAAATGGGGAGTTATTCATTTAGCTGGAACAACAGAAGATGGAACAAGCTTATTCAAGAAGACTGGATAACGGTCTGGAGGAAAAGAAATAGAACAACCCAAAAATATAATATATATAAAGTTTCTTTTAAAGGTAAACAACTTATAAGAAAAGTCTATAGAATAATGACTGGAGAAGATGATATACCTACAAGCGAAAGAAGAAATTCTATAATGCAAGGAAAAACATATATGGATAAAGTATTACAAACGTCCGTATATAACGTTAACAGAGATAAAAACAGATAATTATGGCAGCAGGAACAGCAGCGTCCGCTATGAGTGGTGGATCATCAGCAGGAGGATCTTCAAGAGTACCTAATTTTTTCGGGAATAGTGCTTTAGGTCGGGCGGCTGCGCAGGTTAGTGGCCAGGCAATGAGCAACAATAAAGCAACAGCAAGTGCCACGGCAAGAGCTAATGCGCGAGGACTTGGAGGCGGCATAGGAAAAAGAATTGGTTCAATAGAATCTAGACTAGACGCCTTGGAAGGTGGAGGCGAGGGTGGAGACTCTTTTCAGTCAGTTAAGCCAGTACAAGAGTTTAGTACAGGCGGAAGCTTTGGTCAGGCACCTACACCACCTCCTGCACCGATAGCAACTGGAACATTAGATGCATCAGCATCACCTGGATCATTACAAGAAGCAATGCCTTCTCCTGGAGACCCTGCTGCAGATATGTTTGGAACAGAATTTATGAGAAGTGCGTCTGTTGGTGCAGCAAAAATGAGAATGAATAAAAAAATATAACATGGATTTAAAAAGCAAAATGATTATTGGTAACCCTAGCCTAGAAGGTCAGGTAGGAGAAAGCGCGGTATGGGACGGCCCATTAAACTTAGCTGCTTTTCCAAAAGGTAAAGGAAGTTCTAGTGGTATCACAGGTATGAAACTTAATCACGCTGGTGTACCTTATAAGCCATTGAATGCGGTTCTTTGTGCGCAGGGCAGAGAGTATTAATATAATAAAAAAATAAAAATGGGACAATACGGAAATCAACCAGATTTTGGAACACAAGCAGCGGTTGTAACACCTATAGCCGATGCAGCGATACCATCTACAACAAAGCTAGGTGGAGCTTGTCTATACGTGGGTGTAGCTGGAGATATTAAGGTTATATTAACAGGAGTAGTTGGAGCAGCGGGATCTGGACCTCCTACAGCAGCTCAAGGTGTAGTTTTTAAAGCAGTACCAGCTGGATCTATACTACCGGTTATAGTTGACTATGTATTAGCAACTGGAACTACAGCAACTGATATGGTAGCGTTGAAATAATATGGCAATAGGTAATGCAATAGGAATAGGTATTCCCATGGTAAACTTAGGTTTAGGTGGAGGAGGAGCGCCCGTTGATGAGCGTTTTATTATATCTGTAAAAACAGACAATACGGGTACATCAAATGACGACCAGTTTACTTTACCTTGGATTGGCAGCTATGATGTAGAGTGGGGAGATGGACTTACATCTTATGCACAAACAGACACAACTACACATACATACGCAACTGCTGGCACTTATGATGTTTCAGTAACGCCAACTAATAATTGTAGAATATTTTTTAATAACGGTGGAGATAGGCAAAAATTATTAGATGTTAAAAATTGGGGTACTGGTGTTTGGACAACTTTTAGTGGTGCTTTTCTTGGTTGTAGTCTTATGGACGTAACCGCAACAGATACACCCGATTTAAGTATTGTAACTACGATTAGTAATATGTTTAGAAATTGTTTAATAATGGTTGGAAATTCAAGTTTTGAAAATTGGGATACAAGTAATATTAATAATATAAGCGGTGCATTTAGAGCAGCCAAATTATTTAACCAAAATATCTCTAGTTGGGATACAAGTAATTTTAATTCTTTGTCTAACACATTTTTTGATGCTGATAGTTTTAATCAACCCATTGGAGTTTGGGATACAAGCAATATGACTACTTTTAATAATACGTTTAGAAGTAATTTATCTACTTTTGACCAAAGTTTAGCAAATTGGGATATTACAAGTTTAACAACTGGTACTAATATGTTTAATGCTAGTGCTTTAGGAACGGCTAATTATGATGCTACATTAATAGGGTGGGCAGCACAAAGCATAACAAATGCAGTAACTGTAGATTTTGGTAATTCACAATACACATTAGGTGGTGCAGCAGAAGCAGCCAGAAACACTTTAGTAAGTACATATGGTTGGACAATTACAGATGGTGGTGGTATATAAAAAATAAAACTATGCAAGGAGATTTAAGAAATACAAACATTTGCTATCCTACAGAAGAAACTTGGTTTATATGCTGGGATGATACAAGGGATAATATAAAAGCCTATGGTTCTATAAATACAAACCAATGTATGGATACATACTGGAATGAGGTTGATTATTATTTAGATGAAGCAGAGTGGCTTAAGATCTTATTGCAGAATGGTATTAATCCAGATCCTGACGCAGATATAAATAATTTATTAAATACATAAACAAGACAAAATGTCAGTAAACGAACAAGGACACCACGGAAAATACAGCGGAAACTCTAGACACACTAGAGTAACAAGTCATAACTTTGCCGCTACAAGAAGAGATGATCAAGCACACATGCAATATCTAAAAGAAGATATAGACTATGATGATAGGCACGGGCACAGCGATATAGATATGACAGCTGACGAAAAGCATATATCTAAATTAGCAGGTGATCTAAAATACGATGACAAACATCATGGAGCCGCTAGACACACCACAGCTCATTCTACTGAAGAGTACATGGAACGCAAAGACAGAGCTATAAAAGCTAATGCTGGTCCTGCTCAAAATAAAGAGCTAGATATAAACTTAAATGCTAATAGACAAAACCCTAGTATTGAAAACAAAGACCCTAGAGTTAATTTCGGAGGAAATGCAAGATATGCTATAAACCCAAGATTAGCTTTTAACGCCAATGTTGATTCTCAGGGTAACTATGGCGGAGGTGTCACTGGTAGTTCTAAGGGTGGAAACTTGAATTATGGTTTAAACGTAAATAGAACTCCAGAAGGCACTAACTTTGGTGGTAACTTGAAAATTAATCTTTAAAAAAAACAGAATAGGACTGTATAAACCTAGCCAAACATAAAAATAACCAAAAACAAAAACAAAAACAAAATGGCAAAATTCATTAAATTTAACGTACAAAATTCAGCTGCAGCATCACCGTTGTCGCCAACAGAAGCAATTTTAGTAAACGTAGAGGACATTCGATCAGTATCAGCGACAGGAGCATCTGGAGCGAATGCTAAAACAGTAGTAGTAAAAATAGATGGAAGAAATACATCTTTAGGTTTTTCAACTTTAACATTTACAGTATCTACAAGTTTAAGCACAGCTGTTGATCCAAAAATTGTAACAGGTAAAACAAATCCATTAACCGCTGCGGTAAGATCTGCAATGACAGCTAATCCAGGAGGAGTAGCAGCAACAGTTCAGTTAGGAAAAGATCAATCATCAACACCTGTACAAATGTATTTTAGAACGGCTCTTTACTCTTAATAGTACATGAAGCCTAAAGGACTAGGAGATAGCATAGCTAGCTTCACACACAAAACAGGTATTAAGCACGTCGTTGACATTGTCTCTGACGGGCTTAATATCAATTGTGGTTGTAATAACAGACAAGAGTGGTTCAATAACAAATTTCCTTATAGAAACAAGAATGGCATTTAACATAAAACCTTTTTTTGATCTCAATAAAATGAGTACATCTGTGTTTGAAAGAGATATGGGTGATGATCCCGTGTTTGCAAGAACACCTAAAAATGGAGTTATTATTTTGAATGAAAAAGCTATTAAAGATTCTAGCAAAAAAGAACTAGACAATACCATAGCACACGAACAAGTACACGTTGACCAATTTAAAGACGAGGTAAAAAATCCAGGTACTGGATTAGATTACAATGTTGGTGCTGGTAAAGTTATGTTTAAAGGAAAAGAATATGACTACTCTGTTATGCAAGCAGGTAAAGGTCCTTGGGAAAAGCCAGCGTATGCCGCGGAGAAAAAGTAGTTTATTAATATTTCGTGTAATCATATAATAAAGAATAACAATTAAATCCAATTATATGAAAAACTTATTTATTGCATTATTTATTACACTATCTTCATTGAGTCTTAAAGCTCAAGAGGAGTTTAACGGAATGTGGAAAAACGAAGCGTCTCATTCAATAAAAACAATACTCGCTTCACCATATTCTATACTTAGTTGCAACAGCACTTCATTTTCAGATTTTCATATTATTAACGAACAAGTGATACATAAATCTGCAAAAAGCTTTACAACAATTTTGGAAAATAAAGCTAATGGTTATAAAGTTGAAATAGAATACACGTTAATAAACAAAGACTCTATATTAAGTAAATACACAGGTGATCATACAAATAAATACATACTAACAAAGATATACTAAAAGTAATGAAAAAGAAAATGAAAACAAATCAAGACGGTGGCAGTGTTACCGCTAAAGATCCAGCTGCTGCAGGAAAGCAGTTAGCTGCGGATCAAACAAAAGCCGCTGGACCAGCTCAAACTAGGTTAGAGCGCAAAATAAAGCGTAAAACTGTATCAGCATCAAAAGCTGCGGAGCAAATGGGGGCCGCACCAAGCGGCAGCACAAAAGAAACAAGAAAACTCAATAAAATGAGAAAAAAAGTAAAACAACGAAACGCTTTGCAAGAAGAGATGAAGGATTCGGTAGATGTGCCTGGAAAAATGGGTTACTCTCAAGAATTTGGACCTGGACGAATGAACGGTTATGATGCAGGTGCTAAAAAAGTTATGGATGTAATGACTTATGGAGGAGCTTCTAAATACATGGCAGAAGGACCTGGGCAAAGTTATACTGCAGGTAAGCGTGACAGAAGCAGAGAAACAGAATATGACCGTAAGCAAAGAGGTGTTTTTGCTTCAGGAGATCGAGCTATGTTGAAAGGAAAACAAGAGGTTGCGTACCGTCACAGTGGCGCGGTTGATGGAAATCTACCTCAAAGCCAAATCGAAAAGCGAGGGCCATGTGGTGGACCTGGACAAAGACCTTGTGGAACTAACGAACTTTCTGCAGCTGAAAGAAAAGTTGTTAACGATGGAGACATGAATAACTTCCTTAGTCGTCAAGTAAGTAACACAACTCCTGGATCTAGAATGGATGCAAAACTTCTACAAAACCGCCAAAGACAAAGAACAGCTGATTCTAGTTACGTAGTTAGCCGAGCCCGCAGAGATCTCCTTTCTTTTAAGCGTGATTTTGATAACAATTCCCAGGGCGGAAGACCAGGCGGAAGGCAAAAAGGAAATGTAATAGGAAGATATAACCCTATAGACCCTAATACTGGGCGTATTAAAAACAATCAAGAAGCATTAGATCCAAATACTGGATCTATGACTATGACTAAATCAAAAGTTAATAAGAAACGTAAGAAAGCTTAAAAATAATAACAATGTACTCAAAAAAAGGATATTTAAAAAATAGTCCTGACGTAAATAAAAAAACTAACTTAATAGCTGGTAATAAAATTACCATGAAAGGTGTTGAGAGTAAAGTTTTAGGTATTGACGACAGAGGTTACGCTACTATTATGTATCCAGGATATGATTACATTTTTCCAAATGGCAAAGAAGTATTAGAAATTAAATTAAATAAATAACATTGGACAAAATAATTCAATGGCTTACAGGTGGCGTCATCAAAGAAGTTGGTGGCGTCATCGATAAGCTTACAACTACCAAAGAAGAAAAGCTTGAGGCTAAAAGGCTGATGGTTCAAATTCTAGAGAAAGCAGATAGTGAAGCCCAATCGCAAGTAACCGAAAGGTGGAAGTCAGATATGGCGTCAGATAGTATTCTCTCTAAAAATATACGCCCTATGGTTCTTATATACTTAACAGTTATATTTACTGTATGCGCGTTTTTTGATGGTAATGTAGGGCAATTTAAAATAGCGGAAGAGTATATACCGATATTTCAAACCCTTTTAGTGACAGTATACGGCGCTTACTTTGTAGGTCGTAGCTGGGAGAAAGCTAAAAAAATTCAAAGTAATAATTAAATTAAATCAAATGAACAAAATAGAAGACAAAGAATTAGAAAAAGTAGTAGAGCAACAAAAAACACTAAACGAAGTGTTAACCAATATTGGTGTTCTAGAAACTCAAAAGCATGGACTGCTTCACAAGGTGGCAGCTTTAAATAAAGATATAGAAGAAGTAAAAAACGATCTTGAAGGAAAATACGGAGCTATCAACATTAACTTAGAAGATGGTACGTATACTAAAATAGAGAAAGATGGATAATGTCATAAGAAAAATTAGCATAGGTGCTGATTATAAAAATGATGCTATGCACTACTCTGTAGGTCAAGAGGTTTACGGTGGTCACACTATATCTCATATTCTACTAGAAGATAAAGATTCATCATATAACATTTACATTAAGAAAAACGAAGAGGTATTGCCATGGAAGAAATTTAATTCTAATATGGCTATATCTATAGAGTATGATATAAAGTATTAATGAAAAGTGTATATGACTTTATCGTTAAGCCGTTAGGTGATAGATACGCAAATACAAAAAAAATAGGAGACACTGAATTAGTTTTAAACACTAAAATAGAAGGTTGGAAGTTTGTAAATAGATTTGCTGAAGTAGTATCAACACCTCTCGCTATTGCAACGCCTGTTAAACAGGGTGATATAGTTGTAATACATCAGAATATTTTTAGAAGATTTTATAACATGCAAGGTAAGCAAACAAATAGTAGATCTTATTTTAAAGACGATTTGTACTTTGCTAGTGTTGACCAAGTATACCTATATAAAAGAAAAGATAAATGGCGATCTATAAACGACCGTTGTTTTATAATACCAATAAAAGAAACAGAGCTTCTAAGAAGCAATAAAGAAGCAAACAATATTGGTATACTCAAAATAGGTAATAGCTCCTTAGAAGAGCTTAGAATAACTCCAGGACATATAGTAACATTTAAAGCTGGGTCTGAATGGGAGTTTAATATAGACGGAGAACGTTTATATTGTATGAAATCAAATGATATTTTATTAGAACATGGATATAAAGAAGACGAAGAAGAGTATAATCCTAGCTGGGCAGAAAGCCGTTGAAGAGTTAATAAAGGTAGCTAAAGAAGCTATAGTTGATTCAGATGACGACATATCAGCAGACAGATTAAAAAATGCAGCAGCTACTAAAAAGTTAGCTATATTTGATGCTTTTGAGATATTACAAAGGATTCAAGAAGAGGAAGCTATACTAAATGAAAAACCTAGAGAAAGCAAGGAAAAAACTTTCAAAGGTTTTGCAGAAGGGAGGTCTAAATAATGTATACTCAAAGTTTATATAAGATAGTAGATGACCACATTAAACCTCATATAATAAAAAAGAATAATAGGTATAAGAAGTGGGAGTATGGTTATAACAAAGAACACGACGTTGTTGTTATAAGTAAGACAGGAGAAATAGGTGAAATATACGATATACAAAACCTAAAGATCGCATTGCCAAAACCTAAAGACGTTGTTAAGTTCAAATCAAAGTCTTGGGAAAGAATAGAACTACCAAATGAGCTAAAGAAAATAAAAACAATATTTGATTGGGAGAATTATCCCATAGACTTCAAAGAAAAATGGTATGATTACATCGATAAAGAGTTTACTAGACGAGAACAAGGTTTTTGGTTCAATAATAAGGATCTGGATACTTACGTTACTGGTACTCACTTTATGTACTTGCAGTGGTCCAAAATTGATGTTGGGAAGCCAGACTTTCGAGAAGCAAATAGATTGTTCTTTATATTCTGGGAAGCTTGCAAGGCAGACCAACGGTCTTATGGAATGTGTTATCTTAAAAACCGTAGATCAGGATTTTCCTTTATGTCCTCAGCTGAGACCGTCAATCTTGCAACTATATCCTCGGATTCACGGTACGGAATATTGTCCAAATCGGGCCCTGATGCTAAATCGATGTTCACGGATAAGGTGGTACCAATTTCGGTCAACTACCCATTTTTCTTCAAACCAATACAGGACGGTATGGACAGGCCAAAAACCGAGCTTGCATACAGAGTCCCCGCCTCAAAGTTTACACGTAAGAAACTTGATACAAACGAAACGGTTAAAGAAATCACAGGCCTTGACACCACGATCGACTGGAAGAACACGGGCGACAACTCGTACGATGGTGAGAAGCTCAAACTCCTCGTCCACGATGAATCGGGTAAATGGGAAAGGCCAAACAACATCCTCAACAACTGGAGGGTTACGAAAACAACGCTTAGATTAGGTAGTAGAGTTATAGGTAAGTGCATGATGGGGTCAACCTCGAATGCCTTAGATAAAGGTGGAGAAAACTTTAAAAAACTTTACTATGATTCAGATGTTACAAAAAGAAACCGCAACGGACAGACTCGCTCAGGACTCTATTCTTTGTTCATACCTATGGAATGGAACTACGAAGGATACATTGATTCTTATGGCATACCTGTATTCGACACGCCAGAACAAGAAGTTGTAGGACCACATGGTAACCCAATAGATTTAGGTGTTATAGAATATTGGCAAAACGAAGTTGATGGTTTAAAAGGAGATCAAGATGCTTTAAATGAATTTTACAGGCAGTTTCCAAGAACAGAAGATCATGCGTTTAGAGACGAAGCAAAACAGTCACTGTTTAACCTTACTAAGATATACGAACAAATAGATTTTAATGGTGATTTAAAACATAGCTCTCTAGTTACTAAAGGTAGTTTTCAATGGAGAGACGGTATAAAAGATACTAGCGTTATATTTGTTCCAAACAATAGTGGTAGATTTTTAGTTACTTGGGTTCCACCTGAAAACCTACAAAATCGTGTAATAGTAAAGAGTGGGGTTAAATACCCAGGTAATGATGGCTTAGGTGCATTTGGTTGTGATAGCTATGATATATCAGGTACTGTTGATAATAGAGGATCTAATGGAGCTCTTCATGGTTTAACTAGTTTTAGTATGCTTGATGTTCCGCCTAATCATTTTTTCTTAGAATACATAGCAAGACCTCAGACAGCTGAGATATTTTTTGAAGATGTTTTAATGGCTTGTGTATTTTATGGAATGCCTATACTATGCGAAAACAATAAGCCTAGATTGCTATACCACTTTAAACGTAGAGGTTATAGAGGTTTTTCTATGAACAGACCAGATAAAATCTACAACAAGTTGTCGGTAACAGAAAGAGATATTGGTGGTATACCAAACTCAAGTGAAGACATAAAGCAAGCACATGCAGCTGCTATAGAGACGTATATAGAAAACTTTATAGGTCTACAAGACAAGGGTTATGGTGATATGTATTTTCAAAGAACATTAAACGACTGGAGTAGATTTAACATAAACAACAGAACAAAGCATGATGCATCTATAAGCTCTGGACTAGCTCTTATGGCTTGCAATAAAAATAGATATAGACCCATACCAAAAAGAGAAATTATATCCTACAACTTAGGTATAAAAAAATATGATAACACCGGTATTGCTTCTAAAATTATAAAGTAAATGAATATAAATTATAATGCTAATAGTGCGTTTCCCAATCAGGTAGTACCTTTGGAGGAAAAATTAAGTCTTAAGTATGGTTCGCAAGTTGCTGATGCTATACAGTCAGAGTGGTTTGCACAAGGTAGAACTAATGGAAACAGATATCTAACTTCTTTTAATAACTACCATACGCGTAGACTTTATGCTAGAGGAGAACAATCAACACAAAAATATAAAGATGAATTATCTATTAATGGTGACTTGTCTTACCTTAATTTAGATTGGAAGCCAGTTCCTATATTATCTAAATTTGTAGATATATTAACTAACGGTATATCTAACAAAGATTATGATATTAAAGCCTACGCTAATGATCCAGCGTCTATAAAAAAGAGAACAGACTACGCTTCTGGTCTAGCTATGGACATGTTTGGTCAAGATATAATACAAGAGGTAGAAAGAACTACGGGTCAAAATATATCTAAAACAAATATACCACCAATAGACCTTCCTAAGACAATGGAAGAGATGGAGTTACACTTGCAGTTGTCCTACAAGCAAGCTATAGAAATAGCAGAAGAAGAAGCTATAACTCAGACATTAGATAAGAATAAGTTTGAGTTATTAAAACGTAGATTAAACTACGATCTTGTAACGCTTGGTATAGCGGCGGCTAAAACAAATTTCAATATATCAGAGGGTATAACATTAGATTATGTAGACCCTGCTTATATGATACACTCATATACAGAAGATCCAAACTTTGAAGATATATATTATGTAGGTGAAGTAAAGGCTGTTACTATAGCAGAAATAAAACAGCAATTTCCTCATATATCAGATGAGGAATTAACTAAAATACAAAAATCATATAGCAACCAAAACTACATATACGGGTGGGGTGCTTATGACGAAAATACTGTTCAAGTGTTATACTTTGAATACAAGACCTATATGGATCAAGTGTTTAAGCTAAAGCAAACAGATCAAGGTTTAGAAAAAATACTAGTAAAGACAGATGACTTTAACCCTCCACCAAGTGACAAATTTGATAGGGTATCAAGAAGTATAGAGGTTTTATTTGAAGGTGTTAAAGTTCTAGGAACTGACATGATGTTAGATTGGAGAATGGCTGAGAACATGACTAGGCCAATGGCAGACACCACTAAGGTAGAAATGAATTATACTATTTGCGCACCTAGAATTTACAAGGGTAGAATAGAATCTATTGTTAGTAAGACAATAGGTTTTGCTGATATGATTCAGTTAACTCATTTAAAGCTACAACAAGTAATATCAAGAATGGTGCCAGACGGTGTATTCTTAGATATGGACGGTTTGGCAGAGGTTGATCTTGGCAATGGTACAAACTATAATCCAGCTGAAGCATTAAACATGTATTTTCAAACTGGTTCAGTAGTTGGTAGATCACTTACCCAAGACGGGGCTATGAATGCAGGTAAAGTGCCAGTTCAAGAATTATCATCATCTTCAGGACAAGGAAAAATAGGTGCTTTAATAAGTACTTATAACTACTACGTGCAAATGATTAGAGACGTAACGGGTCTCAATGAAGCTAGAGATGGTAGTTTACCAGATAGAGATACATTAGTTGGCTTACAAAAAATAGCTGCACAGCAATCAAATATAGCTACCAAGCATATCAATAATGCTAGTTTATATTTAACATTGAGGCTATGCGAGAACATCTCTAAAAAGCTAGCTGATGTAGTTAGGTTTCCACTAACAGCCGAAGCGCTAAAGAACTCTATATCAACATTCAACGTTCAGACATTGTCAGAGATATCTAATTTAAACTTACATGACTTTGGTATATTTCTAGACTTAGAACCTGACGAAGAGGAAAAAGCACAACTTGAACAAAACATACAGGTTGCCTTACAAACCGGTGGTATTGATTTAGAAGATGCTATAGATCTTAGGCAAATACGTAATTTGAAACTAGCAAATCAAATGCTTAAGCAAAAACGTAGACTAAAACAAGAGAGAGATCAAAAAGCAGCTCAAGCTAATATGCAAGCTCAAGCTCAAGCAAACGGTCAACTAGCAGAGCAGACAGCTATGGCAGAGACTCAAAAGCAACAAATACTAACTGATCAAAAAATGCAGTTAGAGCAAGCTAAGTCTCAGTTTGAAATACAGCGCATGCAAGCTGAAGCAGCTATAAAAAGAGAGCTTATGGCTGAAGAGTTTAATTACAACGTTCAATTAGCTAAAGAAAGATTCAATGGAGAGAAAGGTAAAGAAGCAGACATTGAAGACAGAAAAGATAAAAGAGCTAGAATAATAGGAACACAGCAATCACAAATGATCCAGCAGAGACAAAACGATGGAACGCCTATCGACTTTGAATCTACTAACGATAGTTTAGGTGACTTCGGCTTAGAAGCCTTTGGTCCTAAATAATTTTTAATTTTATAATATTATATTATGTCAGAAGTAAAAGCGGCCGTAGAGGTCAAACAAGAAGGTGAGTTTTCTTTAAAAGGTAAAAGAAAATCACCAAAGAAATTTTCCGATACATCAAGCAATGAACCGGTTAAGGTTGATTTATCAAAACCCGAAGCACAGGGAGAAGTTGTACCAGATGTTATAAAGGTTGATTTAACAGAAAAAAAAGAAACAGATGCCGTTCAAACACAAAAGACAGATGATAGCAATGTTATTATCGAAGAGTCCAAAGACAGTGGCGACAGCAAAGAAGTGGCTGAAGAAGTACGGGACACCAAAGAAGAACTAGAAAGTCCCATACAAGAAATAACTGAAGAAGAGGTAGATGAGAAAACAGTAGAGCTTTACGAAGAAGCAGAGCAAGC